TTCATCGACTATGTGTGGGATGCAACAGTTCTCGCTAAAGATGGTCGTAGAGTTACAATGCGTGCTAACACAATGGAGATCGAAAAGGTCAACGTTGGAGAGCGTGTAATCCGTGCAGCAGCACAAGGTGCACCAGATTATACAAACATCGGCGCAACTTTTACAAAGGTTGAACTAACTACCAAAAAGATTCGTCTTGATTGGGAAGTATCAACAGAAGCACTTGAAGACAATATTGAAGGTGGAGCACTTGAAGATCATCTAGTTCGCTTGATGACTAACGCTTTCGCAAACGATATTGAAGATCTTGCTATTAATGGTTTAGGATCAGGCAATGATGCCTTCCTTTCAATCATGCCTGGCTTCGTAAAGCAAACTCGTGGAACAGTCGGAAACGATGCTCACGAATATGCTGCAACAGTCGCAGACGACAATTACACAACATCAGTAATGCAAGGCTTGCTATTAGCAATGCCTCGTAAGTACCGTGCACTTAAGAGCAATCTTAAGTTCTACGCAGGTACTGATGCTTTTGCTGGTATTGTTCGTAACAACGGTACACTTGCAGATGCAATCTCAGCAGCGTTCTCAGACCGCACTGGTAGCACTCAAGCAAATCGTCAAGAATATCTTGATGGTGGAACACAGACACTAGGTAATACACGTACTACTCGTGTACTTGGTGTAGATGTTCTTGAAGTTCCTTACTACCCTGCAGGTTATGTCGATTTGACATTCCCTCAGAACCGTGTATGGGGCTTCCAGAGAGACATCACTGTAAACCGTGAATACAAGCCAAAGAAAGACACCATCGAATACACAGTATTCGTACGTTTTGGTATCCAATGGGAAGAACTAGATGCAGTCGCTTATGTCGACTCAGATAGTGCTGATTCCTAAGATCTAAAAGATCAAATATTAGGGCGGGTAGCGTAAAAACTACCCGCCTTATTCTTATTCTGGTATAATTACAAATAAGCATAGGAGAATTATGAACTTAACAATTGAAGAGTTATCAACTAAAACCGTAATGGCATTAAAGGCATACGCAAAAAAAAATAAAATAGAATTATTTGACGCAACAACTAAACTTGAAATATTAGAAATTCTTGCTAGTTGGATACCGCCAGTAAATAAAGAAGAACGAGTAGAAGAGGCAAACAAGGCAGAAAAATTAACAAACAAAGTAGCCCTACATTCACAAAGAAATCTACACATGGATAGTTTAGGTGCTTTAAAAGTAGGTTATAACATAGTCTCAAAGGAGGCATCGAAAAAGTGGTTAACTCACAGGTTGGTAAGAATAGCACCACCTGAAGAGGTAGCCGCATACTACGGTAAATAAAAATGCAGATATTACGTCTTCCCCCATATCCACTTTCTGTAACTTACACAGTTCCAGACGCTAATGCTGATTATATAATCGTTATTGAAAACGTTGCAGAGTTAACAGAAATTGAAGAGGCTGTAGAGTCTAACGCTAGCAAACAAATTACCTATTCTTTAGACGGTAACTTTATTAAATATGACAAATCATATGCATTAACAATATACGAAGATGGCGGATCATCTGGAGAAATTCTTGTTCGTGGCGACATTGTTGTAGAAGATAATTTAGAAATTATGAGACCTTACGTAGACCCTACACCACTTGCTACATCTGGAACAGCAACAGATATAGCCTTGTATAAAGGTTACGAAAATTTAGCAAGAGCAATAATTGACAGTATTGTTGGTGGATTCTACTATGACAGAACTTATTTAGAAGTAGTTGGTCAAGGAAATGATTATTTACCGCTTTGGAAAAAAACACATAAACTTTTAAAAATATATGAAAATGCAGAATTAGTATACGATATAGAAAATGAAGAAGGTCCAGCCTTAACAGATTATACTTTTTTTATAACTAAAGATAAGACAGCAATTACTAAAGATCCACTTGAAAACGTTGACTCTATAAATCGTGCAGAAAGAAGATATTCTCGCATACCTTTAGGCATATCTGACTCTATGAGTTTATTTGACACAGAAGATAGTGGAAACACCCAAACCGTTGTTCCAGGCGTAGCATTTTCAGAAGGTGCAGATTATATTATATTAGCAGAAACAGGATATAAAGTTGTTCCATACGATATTCAAGATGCAGCACTTATGCTCATTGATGATATTAAATGTGGTAAATTAGATTATTACAAGAGATATGTTAAAAACTATAGCACCGATCAATTTAAAATTCAATATGATGAACGCCTAATTGACGGCACTGGAAATATATTAGTAGACAAAATACTAGATAAATACAAAGAAACGATTATCCGTCCAGGAGTATTATAGTGGAAGACTGTACAACAACAGACTTTCTTTATCCAATGAAGGCTGATTTATATTATCCCATTATAACTCAAACACAATATGGACAAGCAACTAGAGAATGGTTTTATGATAGAACTATTATCTGCAATGCCACCTCTATAGGAGGAGCAGGTACTGAACAAATTAAGCCAGAAGCATTTTTACAACATGAAAACAAACTAATAGCAAGAACAAAAACAGATCCTAGAACATCCTCAACTCAAACAGATAATGCAATCACTAACATTTTAGTTACAAACATTCGTAATGCTAATGACGAAATTATTTATAAAGAAACAGCAGGACCAAGATCTGGACGTGGAACTATTTATGAAGTAGCAACAGTAGATCCTTTTAGTGGGCCATTTGGATCAGTTGAATACTTTAAAATATTATTGCGTAGAACAGAAAATCAAACTATAACAGACTAATGATAATTACAACAAATACCAAAGGCTTTAACAAACAGATGAACAACATTGTTCAATACGCTTTTGGATTTTTAGATGGTGCTCAAAAAGGTAAAACTGTTTTTTTAAAAAACCTAGGTGCAGGAACAATAGAGGCAATGGCTAGGTATGTAGATGTTTCAGCAAGAGGAAATCCAGCAGCACTTCAGCATGTTTATGAGTGGTATCAAGTTGGAAGCCCTAGTGCAAGATTGTTTGATATTAATTACACCGTCAGCAATTTAGGATTAAGTATTAATTCAAAATTTAAACAATCAAAAACTGTTAAAAAAGATTCTAACGTACCATTTTATAATAAAGCAAAAATCATGGAAGATGGTATTCCAGTTAAAATTAAACCTACAAGATCTCCAGTGTTGGTATTTAATGAAGGTGGACAAACAGTGTTTACCAAAAAATCAGTAGTTGTTTCTAATCCTGGAGGAAGTGAAGCAAGAGGTTCGTTTGAAAAAATTATGGATGAGTTTATTTTAAGATACTTTAAGCAATCATTTTTAAGGGCTAGTGGAATATATGACTATATTAAAAAACCAACAATATTTAAGAAAAATATTAAAGTTGGTTCTAGAATGGGCAGATCTAAGGGTATTGATACTGGCTTTAAATGGATTGCTAATGCAAAGATTGGTGTAGAATAGTATTATGGCACTAAATGTATTAAGTCAAACTGGCTTCCCGCCAACCTTTGTAAATGCTTTTGTTAATAGTGAATTAAAAGAGTTTGGCTTAATGCCAACTGGACCAGAACCATTTCAGCCATTTTTTCCAGCACAGGTTCCTGATAGTGTCGAAGGTATTTATAATGACATTCCATTTATCAGAAATAATCCAGATACAACAGTTATTATATTTGATAGGCTTATTAGATTTAGACCAACGACATTTTACAGACATAAAAGAGAGCAATTGATATATTTTATTTATAGTCCAAATCTTTCTAAACTAATTGATACTACTAGGGTTATTATTGAATGCTTAGATAGAGAGGATGCCGCTGCTCAAGACCTAAACCTCTGGATATCTCAAAATGACATTCTTGATGAAAGCGGCAATGCTATCCCTAAAAATGTATTTTTTCATAATATAAAGGTTTATCAAGCAGACGAAAGTAGGGATATCCTAGAATTAGCCTCTGCCAGAACCCTTGCACTCAACAAACTTGTAATAGAGTATGACTATCATACAAGCGGGGCATCAGAAAGATACACATAAAACGGTGTTATAATTAACATGAGGAAACAAACGCCAAACAACTTAATATCTATTTCTATAGAAAGAGGTGAATAAATGGCATACAGTCGTGGAACATCGACCAACATTATCGTTGGCGCTGCAGCACTTTTTGTTGCAGACACAACCCTAACTCCAGGTACTCTGGAAAGTTTTGATACTGAAGAATCATTCAAGGAAACCCTTGCTGATGATGCAGGTTATACAAACGTAGGTTACACCATGAACGGTCTTGAATTACAGTTCCAACCAGACTTCGGTGAAGTACAGGTTGACCAAATTCTTGACGTTGCTAAACTTTACAAGCAAGGCATGCAGGTAAATCTTGCAACTGCTTTTGCTGAGGCTACCCTTGAGAATCTTCTTTTGGCTCTAGCATTTAACTCAGACGAACTATCTGGATCAAAGGCATCTAACGCAGGACAGGTTTTAAACCTATCAGGTGGAGATATCGGCGAATGTCCAGTAGAACGTGGAATTGTTGCAGTAGGACCTGGCACAGGTGATTGTATTGACTCTCCATTCGTGGAACGTGTTTATACAGCATACCGTGCTTTGTCAATCGAAAACGTAACAGTTTCAGCAAAGCGTGACGAGGCTTGAAGTATCATTCCGTTTGCTACCAGAAGATACTTCAGGCTCATACGGTAAGATCGTTGACCGTACCTTTGGAGACCTATTATCTTAATAGTTTAACTATTCTACATAGCCCATGTCTTCGGATGTGGGCTTTGTTGTTTTATGGTAAAATTGAATTTATATGGCAACTACAATATATAACTCTCAAACAGTGTATTTATTCGACGGTACGGAATTAGAAATAATACCATTGAAGATAAAATATTTGCGTGAATTTATGCAAACCTTTAAAGAGATAAAAAAAACAAAAACTGATGACGAGGCAATAGAAGTATTGGTTGAATGTGTGCGGGTATGTATGAAACAATATTACCCTTCAATATCTAAAAGCGTTCAAGATGTAGAAGATAGTATAGATATGCCTACAATATATAAAGTATTAGATACCGCTGCTGGAATTAAAATTAATAAAAAGTCAGAAGAACGAGTCAAGGATCAGGCATTAGACAGTGGCCAAACCTGGGAAACATTAGATCTTGCAAAGTTAGAATCTGAGGTTTTTTTGCTGGGTATATGGAAAGACTATCAAGAATTAGAAACATCATTATCTATGCCAGAACTTATGGCAACCCTAGAGGTAAGTAGAGAATTAGATTATACAGAAAAAAAATTTATGGCTGCAATTCAGGGGGTAGACTTAGATAAAGAATCAAATAAAGACAAGGGTCAAAAAGAGTGGGAAGACATGAAGGCTAGAGTATTTAGTAAAGGTCAAACAAAAGATAGCAATGATGTTTTAGCATTACAAGGTGTTAATGCCCAAAAAGCAGGGTTTGGCATAGGGGATGGTTTAGATTATGAAGATCTTAGAGATCCATCTGTTATTAAAAAATAGACTCCTTATGCTATAATTGACATAGCCTATATAGGAGGATACACAATGGCAACAACAGTACATGAGGGCGCAGAACTTACTCTCATTGATGGTACAAAAATCAAGGTACGTCCACTTAAGATTTCCTTGCTTCGTCCATTTATGAAGAAGTTTGAGCAAGTGGCAGGGGTAGCAGAAGATAATGAAAAGTCAATGACTCTTCTTATTGAATGCGTACAGATTGCTATGGAACAATACAGTCCAGAACTATCTAAAGATGTTAGTAAACTAGAAGAGGTCCTAGACCTTCCAACAGTTTATAAGATTATTGAAGCCGCTTCTGGAGTTAAATTAGCAGATGCAAACGCTCTTTTAAACACAGTGCTTGCAAACAATTAAATAATAAAAGAGGTGTAAATGAATGGCTGACGTAAATGCTAATATTGGCGTACATATTGATACGTCAGCGGCATTGGCAGAACTTAAAAATCTTCAACGTCAGTTAGCAAATTTTCATTCATCAGTGTCAAAAAGCAGCGCTGCTGCTGCAATGGCACAAAAAGGTTTACAGACTAATCTCTTAAACTCAATAAATGCAACGGGCAAGTTCCGTGCACAAATGGGGTTAGTAAGAACCTCAACGGAATCATTTACTCACGCACTGGAGACCAATAAACTCTCTATGCGTGAGTATTTCCGTTTTGCAGGCGGATCTACAAAAACATTTGGAAAACTATTTAAACAAGAATTTAACACAATTGGCAAGGTAGCCGAAGAACGTGTTAAGAAAATGCAGACCCAATATATTAAGATGGGTCGTGATGCTTCTGGAGCAATGAAAGCAATTTCAATAACTCCAAATACATTAAATATGAAAGACTACTCTACAAAGTTAGCAGTAGCAGCACAAAAACAAGCATTATTAAATCAATTATTAAAACAAGGATCTACCAACCTTTTAAACTTTGGTAAAAATACCCAATGGGCAGGACGCCAACTTATGGTTGGTTTTACAATTCCTCTTGCTTATTTTGGTACCGCTGCTGCCAAGACCTTTATGGATCTTGAAAAACAAGCAATTAGATTTAAACGTGTTTATGGAGATATGTTTACAACAACTGAAGAAAGTAATAAGGCTTTAGCAGATGTTCAACGACTTGCAGAAGAGTTTACTAAATATGGAGTTGCAGTTGCTGATACTATGGAAATGGCAGCAAATGCAGCAGCAATGGGTAAAACTGGTGCAGACCTTACAGCACAAGTTGCTCAGGCTACTCGCCTTGCAGTTCTTGGCGGCGTAGAACAAGCCCAAGCACTTGAAACAACTATATCCGTTACAAATGCTTTTGGTGTAGCAGCAGAAGATTTAGCAAGTAAAATTAACTTTTTAAACGCAGTAGAAAACCAGACCGTAGTATCTATTGAAGATTTAACAATTGCAATTCCTAAAGCAGGTCCAGTTGTAAAGCAACTTGGTGGAGATGTAGAAGATCTAGCATTCTTTTTAACCGCTATGAAAGAAGGAGGTATTAATGCCTCAGAAGGTGCTAACGCACTTAAGTCTGGTCTGGCATCATTAATTAATCCAACAGAAAAAGCAAGCAAAATGCTTGCAGGGTTTGGTATTAACATAAAAGGAATTGTTGAAAGCAATCAAGGAAATATTAGAAATACAGTAATTGGTTTTGCTCAGGCTTTAGACACACTTGATCCATTAAACCGTGCTCGTGCTATTGAGCAATTATTTGGTAAGTTTCAATTTTCACGTCTATCAACTTTATTTCAAAACGTAACAAAAGAAGGAACACAGGCTGCCAGAGTATTTGATCTTGCTGGGGCATCAATTGAAGAACTTGCAATATTATCTGAGCGAGAACTTGGAGTATTAGAAGATTCAATTAGTACAGACTTTAAAGAATCTATAGAAAATCTTAAACTTGCAATAGCCCCAATAGGTAAAGAGTTTTTAAAGGCAGTTACACCAATTGCAAAAGCCCTTGGAGGATTTTTAGAAAAATTTAATAATCTTGGAGACGGAACTAAGAAATTTATTGTTATAGCAACAACACTTGTTGGTGTAATTGGACCAGTATTGTTAATGACCTTTGGCTTATTATTAAACGCTGGAGCAAACATTATAAAACTATTTGCAACTATGCGTTCTGGGTTTTTAAAGGCTGGGACAAATAGTGGTCTTCTTGCACAACAAACTCAATATTTAAGTAGTGAACAATTAGAAGCAGCAACAGTTGCAGCATCATTAAATCAGGCTCACACACGCCTAACTCAATCATTTGCAGTAGAAACAACGGCAGTTAAATTATTACGTCAGGCTTACATTGATGCAACTATAGCAGCAACAAATTTTGCTAGAGCAAATCCAGGCATGATGATGCCAGGATTTAAACCTGGTATGAAAGGTGGAAAACCAAAAGGATTTGCATCTGGAACAACTGGACTGCCTGGACCAAGAGGCGCAGGAGATATTATTCCAATTCTTGGTGCTCCTGGAGAAGCAATTATCCCAGCAGAAATTTCACAAGATGACAGATTTAAACCTTTAATTGCAGCATTAGTTTCAGGAGATATTAAAGGATATAAAAAAGGCTCTGTTGGTCTTGGAGATGATTTTTCACATGTTGGTGGTTTAAAAAATTTAAATATTGACGAATTATTAAAAAACCCAAAAATTACTGCATTAGAAAAACAAAAACTTCAAGTTTATAAACAAATATTAATTTCACAAGGTAAACCTACAACAGTTGGCTCTTATGGATCTTTAGCATATTCTTTTGATTCACAAATGAATAAGGCTTTAGCAAAAGGTGGGGTATCAATTGATTCTTTTGAAAAGGCTTGGATAAATCGTGGTCCAGAGAAATGGATGTCATCTAATATACCTCCAAGTCAAGCAAAAATAGTTGACGATGCAATATTAAAGCAAATAAAGGCTTCTGGCGCAACTAAAGTAACAGATGCAATGATTGAACAAACATTTAAAAACTTGCCTGCTGAAATTAAATCTACATCTGCATATTCTAAAATGAACTCGCTTCATTCAGAATTAGGATCATATGGAATTGGAAGGGGCTTAGGATCTAATCCCAAAACATCTGAGGCTATATTGGCAGATGCTAAGAAAAAAGGATATATTAAAGATTATAAAATTGAAACAAGAACTAGCGATTCGGGCGTAATTAAAACAAAAAGCCTTATTGTTACAAATAATGATGGAACACAAGTAAATCTTGGTCGTGGATCAAAAACAAATAGACAATATTTACCAGATACCCAAGATACAAGACGTAAAAGCGGAATTATTAATGGTCAAACAAGTAAGGCAAAATCTCCTGCATTAAGTGTTGTTGGTGGAGGGGCTAGCGATAATAGACAAGTTGCAGTAGGGAAAAATGAAACAATTCTTAATAGCAAAACAACTTCAGCACTTCGTTCTGGTAAAAGAGTTTCTGTTCCTGGAATAGGAAGGTTTGGACTTCTTGGTGCAGACCAAGGTATTCCAAAAGGACAATCTGTAACATCACCAGGTATGGCTGTTTCGGAAGTAGAAAAACAATTCCGTTCTGAACAAAAATCATTAAGGCGTCAAATTGAAAAAGTAGAACAAAGAAGACTTGTTGCATTAAAGCAAGAGTTAAAAATAGTTGAAGACAAAAACAAACTTGCTACACAGGCAGCACCATTAACTAAACAACAATTAAAAGAACAAAAACGTGAAGTAAGAGCACAACGTGCACAAAGAGTTGGAAGAGTTGCAGGACCTGTGGCTGGAATTGCGGGTATTGGAGCAATGGCAGGCTTCATGACTGGTAATAATAACGTTGGCATGGCAATGATGGGTATTTCTGCTCTTGCAACTATTGCTCCTATGTTAACAAATCCAATAGGTCTGTTTGTTGCAGCAATGGTTGGTCTTGTTGCTGGATTTAAACTAATTGATAAAAAACATAAAGAAATGGCTAAAAAACAATCAGAATATATTGATTCTATATCTGGTACAACAACTAAAATGAAAAAAGTTGGTGAGGTAACTGGTAAAGTTGGTGCTTCAGAATTAATGACAAGACGCAGACAAGATAGTTTACCAGATAAATTTAGTCAACAATACAATAGGGCAGGTCAACAATTTGGAACTAACTTTATGGGTTCTGACGTTGGTAAAGAAATATCTAAAGGTTTTGCAGAAAGTTTATTAAAAGATCGTTCTATAGCAACTAAACAATTTGCTTTACAACTATCTAGTTACGTATCTGATGGCGTTATTGATGGAGTGCAAGCAGGAGATATTGCTAGACAGATAGCCGTTGATTTTAATGATATGAGTTTATATCCAAGCATTCTTGGACAACTTACAAGCATTATTGGTCCAGATGGGGTTAATATATTAACTGATCCAATTAAAGTAAGAATGTTAATTATTCAAGAACAGGCTGGGCTATCTAATATTCAGGCAGAAGGAATTGTTGCTGGAGATAAAGGAATTATAGGTAAACAAGAAACAGGAAAGGCAAGAGAAGCAGCAGCAGCAGCATCAGCAGCGTCTTATTCTCAATCATTTGAATTGGCAAAAGCACAAGTTGATGCAACTAATTTGCAATATCAAAAAGATTTAGAAATTTTAAAAAATAAACAAAAAATTGCAACGACCGAAAAAGAACGTGAAAAAATACAAAAAAATATAAATACTTTAATTAACAAAAATAAAAAAGATAATTCAGACCTTAGTGCTGAAATGTCAACAATATTAAAAAATCAACAGATTGCTTATGAAAAAACATCAAGATCTCAACAAGGTCTATTGCCTGGTCAAATAAACTTTGTACGAAATGCGTTCCTTGAAGCAAGTAAACAACAAGTTGTCACTAAATTTG